ACGCCCCGAGAGGGACACCCCGCCGCCTGAACGGGCGATGACGGTCGTAAGAAGGAGATGAACCGCCCGTGCGTGAACTCACTGATGCTGAAAAGAAGGTGTTCATGCGCATGCTGGGCGAAATCCGGAAGCGGCGTGACCGGAACATCCTTCGGACCCGGTACGCGGACGGTGAGCAGCGCGCTTCTCTGATGGGCATCGCGATTCCGCCGTCCATGGAGGGTTTCGCGGCGGTGCTGGGCTGGCCGCAGAAGACTTGTGATGTGCTGGCCCGCCAATTGGTCCCGAACGGGTTCACGGGCTCGTCTGGGGCGGCCATGGACCTGATCAGCGCGGTGTTTGACGAGAACCGGGTGAAGCTGCTTGAACAGTGGCTTATCCATTCGGCTGTGAAGCACGGGCCGGCGTTCGCGTTTGTGTCCAGGGGTGATGTTGGGGAGCCTGATCCGTTGATCACGGTCCGGTCGGCGTTGGAGGCTACGGCGGAATTGGATCCGCGCACTGGGCGGACGACGGCGGCGCTGGAGGTTGTTTCACGCGACGAGATGCTATTGTACCTGCCGGGTGAGGCGATGACTATTCGCCGTTCGGCTCGGGCGTGGATGGTGGACGAGGTCATCAGCACCGCGGACGGTTCGGTTCTGTGCACCCCGTACGTTCACGGGTGGCGTATGGATCGCCCGTTTGGTAAGTCGCGGATCACCCGCCCGGTGATGAAGCTGACGGACATTGCCGTGCGTATCCTGTTGCGGCAGGAAGTGTCTGCTGAGTTCTTCAGCGCCCCTCAGCGGTATCTGCTGGGCGCGGACGCGGACATGTTCAAGGACGAGAACGGGAAACCGATCCCCGCGTGGGAAGCGTTCTTCGGGGCCATGGCTGTTGTGCCGGACCGGAAAGAAGACGACCCGGATTACAACCAGGACAAGCCCGAACTGAACCGGGTCGAGGTCGGCCAGTTCCCGCAAATGTCCATGCAACCCCATTCGGATCACATGCGCACGGTCGCGATGATGTTCGCGGGTGAGTCTTCAATCCCGGTGAACCAGTTGGGCTTGATTCTGGATAACCCGCCGTCGGCTGACTCGATTGTGGTCATGGACGCGGATCTTATGTCCGTGGCCCGGCATGAGCGGATCGGTTTTGGTGTGGCTCGGGAGAACCTGGCCCGCAATGTCCTGATCGCTTTGGAGGGTCCGGACGCTGCGGCGAAGGCTTGGCGTGGTTTGCAGGCTCGCTGGCTGAAAACGGAGTCGGAACGTCAGTCCGCGGCGTTGGAGGTCACGCAGCAGGTCACGGCGGGGATACTCCCTCCGGAGTCTGAGGTGGCTTTGGAGCGTCTGGGTTATACGGAGACGGAGATTCAGCGGATCAAGGCCGATCAGCGGGCGGCGCGTGGCGCTCAGCTCGCGCAGCAGCTCGTGGCCGCCGCGCAGCAACGTCAACAGCCGCAGCAGGTCGTTGGCGGCCAGCCGCAGCGGGAACTGACGCAGATACCTAACGGGCAGTAACGCATGGCGGACCTGGTTTCTGTCCGGGCGGGAATTGTCGCTGTCGGTGAGCATGCCACGGCCGATTTGGAACTGATCCTGGGGGATTTGGACCTCGCGGACGGTTACACGGTCAAGGCGGTGTTGCTGGAAGCGTTCCCGGATCTTGTTTCGACCTACGGGCCGGGCGCGGGGCTGCTCGCGGCGGACTTTTATGACGAGGCGCGGGCGGAAGCGGCTGTGCGGGGGTTCTACTCCGCGCAGGTCGCCCCGAACCCGGCCGTGGAGCAGTTGGCGTCGAATGTTCGGTACGGGATAGGGCCGCTGTTCGGGGAAACACCGGACGTTGCGCTTGCTGTGCGGCTTCTTACGGCTGCCATGGATCGTGACGTGCAGCAAGTCGCACGGGACACCATCGCGGAGTCCGCAACTAACGACCCGGTCCGTGCCCTGTGGGCGCGCGTACCGGGAAAGAAAGACCCGTGTGCTTTCTGCGTTGTCGCAGCGGGTCGGGGCGCCGTGTTCTCGGAAAGGGCGGCGCAGAAGCACTATCACACAGGCTGCGGCTGTACCGCAGTTCCTATCTGGGGGGAAAAGGATCTTTCGCGGCTGAAACGACAAACGGGTTACGACCCTGACGGTTTCGAAGCGAAATACCGCGACGCAAGAGCCGCGGCGGGACGCACGACCCTGAAAGGGGACTCGTCCGACCCGGACGAGCAGTCCATCCTGCAGGTCATGCGGGAAATGTACGGGCTGCGCTAACCACCAGATAAGAGAAAGCCGCTCCGTCATGAGCAACCAGCCAGTCCCGCCCAATCCGAGGCCGAAGGGACGGCACCGCGCCGCGCCACCCCCGGATGATCCGTCGAACTTGTCGTTTGACGAGATTATTCACCCGACACAGCAGATCCCGTTGGCGCCTGCGTCCAGGCGTGAGCGCCGGGATCAGGAGCGCGCCGCGGATGCGCGGAAGAAGCAGCAGCGGAAGTCCGCGGCGTTGGCGACGGGGAGTTTCGCCGTCGTGACCGGTGTGGGTGGTGTGCTGGGGTTGCAGAGCGTGAGTATCCCGGCCGTGGATTTGCGGACGTCGCAGGTGCCTGTGGTGGCTGCTTCGGCACAGGGCATGGTGTTGGCTGGTGATGCTTCGCTGGTGTTTGAGGGTCCGAAGGTGTCCACTGTCGCGGCACCGCCGCCGGACCCTAAGCCCGCACCGGCCCCGGTGGTGAAGATGGAAGCCGCGAAACCCGTCGCTGTACCCTTGGTTGGCCCTCAGCCTGCCCCTGTGACGGCCCCGGCGTCAGGTAAGGGAGCGGCTATCGCGGAAGCGGCGTTGGCGCAACTGGGCGAGACTCAGGACTGCGTGAAGATGGTTTCCGACGCTCTCGCGACGGTCGGGGTCAAGTGGTACGACTGGCCCATTGGTGCGCTGCGTCTCGGCACGCAGGTTCCGCTGTCCCAAGCACAGAGGGGCGATGTGCTTTATTACGTCAACGGGGCTGGAACGTCCGTGGCGGGTATGGCGCACGTAGCGATCTACATCGGCGACGGCAAAGCGGTACATGGGGGTTTTAACGGATCCCAAACTGTCGTCTGGTCGTGGAATGTCGGGTACGCCCCGGCTGTGCCGCCGACGGCGGTTATCCGCGTCGCATAAGAAAACCGCCCCTTGAAATCAGCGGGGGCGGTGTTCATGCGGCCATTCTAATGCATTTTCCGGGTTTTCTACCCGGTGACAGTACACCACGCCCCTCTGTCCTGCGTGGGGGACAAGGGCGTGGTTTTCAAACTTCCGCGGTTCTCCCGCGAAGCGGTACGCGCCCGTAAGCGCGGTCATGAAATGCCCGACGGGGCTAAACGGAAAGGGGTGCCTTCGGCATGTCTGCTGATAGCACGACTACCGCTAACGCGGGAGACAACAGCAACACCAATACCAACGCGCAGCAGCAACAGGAGCAGCAGCAGTCCACAACTTTTGAGGCCATTACGTCTCAGGAGGCTTTGGACCGTGTGCTTGCTCAGCGGCTCGCAAGGGAAAAGTCCAAGTACGCCGACTACGCCGATTTGAAGGCAAAAGCCCAGAAGTACGACGACGCCGAGGAACAGAACAAAACGGACCTGCAAAAAGCCAACGACCGCGCCGAAAAGGCCGAACGTCGGGTGCAGGAACTCGAAGGGCAGGAGAACCGCCGCACGCTGGCCGAAGAGGTCGCACGCGATAAGCGGGTTCCTGTGCATCTGCTCCGGGGCGACACGAAAGAGCAACTCGAAGCTCACGCTGACGAGATCCTCGCATTCCGTGGCCCTCAGGGCGTCGTGAACAAGTCCGGCACCAACGGCGACGACAAAGAAAAAGCCACTTCATCGGTGGCGGCTGGCCGCGAACGGTTCGCGGAACGGCACAAGAAACCCAACTCTTAGGAAGGAAAGGCCATGCCTCGTTTCCGCAGCGAAACGTTCAGCACTGGTGACATGTCCTGGCTCGGTTCGGATCACGGCATCGCGAACTCTCGCACCGTGACGATCGACATTTCGACGTTCACCGCTGGCACGCACTACCCGAACGGTTACATCCCGTCCGGTCTCCCCGTGGCTGTTGTGGGCGGCGTGGCCGTCCCTTACGACGCCACTGAAGGCACCACGACCGGCGCGGGTATCCTCGCGGGTCACATTCTCACGGATCAGCCGGTGATTGGCACGGGCGATTTCCCTGCCCCGCTGTTTGATCACGGCCGTGTGGTTGTCGCGAAGCTGCCCATCTCGTTCGTGAAGCCCGCTGCGGCTGCTAAGAACGCCGCCCACAACATCGTCTACGTATAAGGAAGGGGTGACTGAAAATGGCACTTTGGACTGATCTGATCACCCCCGCCGAACTCACGGGTTACGCCCGTGCGTCTCTGGAGGATTTCGAGGCCCGCAACGGCACTCTTGCCCGTTGGCTCCCGAACCGTTTCGTGCAGGACATCGTGGCCCGCTTCGTTGCGGGCGCGGCTGGTGGCCTTATCGCTGCCGCTGATTACCGCGCTTACGACGCGGAACCGACCCTTGGTAAGGGCGATTCCGTGAAGCGCTACACGATCGACCTGCCCGCTGTGGGCCGGAACATCCCGATTTCGGAGTACCAGCAGCTCCGTAACCGGAACAGCTCCGACGCTGCGATGATCGCCGCAATTGAGCGGACCGTGGATATCGTTGTCCGCGCGGTCGTGAACCGCGTCGAGGCTGTCCGCGGCACCGTCTTGGTCACCGGCAAGGCGACCGTGAGCACGGGCGCGTTCTCCGTTGAGGACGATTACGGTCGGGCCGCTGGTCACACGCTGACCGCCGGTTCTCTGTGGTCCACGGGCTCCGTTGACCGTCTCGCGTACCTGCAGACCATCAACGACGTTTACCGGGACGCGAACGGCGAGGACGCGGGCGTGATGCTCATGTCCACCCGTGTTTTCCGTGCGCTGGCGTCCGGTGACCAGTTCCAGACGCAGCTTCTGAACGGTGGCGCTCGTAACGCAACCCGCGATGAAGTTCTGGGTGTGGTTTCCGCAGCCGGTAACCCGGACATCGTCCTGTACGACCGTTCCTACTTGGAGGGTTCGACGAAGACGAAGGTCATCCCGGATGACCGGATCCTTCTTCTGCCGGAACCGGTGGACCCGAACGACGGCGAGGGTTCGCAGCTCGGTGCGACGTTCTGGGGTCAGACTCTGACGTCCATGTCTGAAGAGTATGGGCTGGCTGACACGGATCTGCCGGGTCTGGTGGTTGGTGTCCACCGGAACGAGAAGCCCCCGATGATCGCTGAGGTCGTCTCGGATGCGATCGCGTGGCCGGTTCTGGCGAACCCGAACCTGTCTCTCGCTGCCAAGGTTCTCTGATCATGGGGAACCCGCGCGCTAAGGCGAATGTGGTCCTCACGGACCCTGAAACGGGCGCGGTGCGGGTTTTCGAGGTCGGCGAAGAGTTGACGGATTGGGCTGTCGAGATGATCGACAACCCGGAGGTTTTGGGGGACAGCGAGCCGGACGAAAGCCCGGCCGCTGAGCCCAAGCCGACCCGTACGCGCCGCCCTCGTAAGGCCCCTACCAAGTAAAGGGGGTGGGGCGCCATGGCTCAGCCGTGGACCACCCCTGATCAGGTAATTGACCGCTGGCTCGGGCCGGGCAAGTTCCCGGTCACGGATTCACAGCTCGTGACGTTGATCGCTGACGCTGAGGACACCATCCTTGGCGAGTTCCCTGACGTGGATGCGCGCATAACTGCCGGGTCGCTGCGTGTGGATACGGTCCGTAAGGTCGTGGCCCGCATGGTGATCCGGCAGTTGCGTAACCCGGAGGGCCGGCGGCAGACGAACACGGTTTCGGGTCCGTACACGGATTCGGTGACGTACGCCGGGGACGATCTTGGCGAGATGACGTTGTCGGAGAGCGACCGGAAGGAACTCGCCCCGAGGGGCACGAGTAACCGCCGGTTGTTTAGCGTGTACCCGGTTTCCCGGACTGAGCCGCCCGTGCAGCCGTTTGGCGGGTGGCCCGGTGGCTGACGAGTGGGGCCGTCACCCTGGCGGGGTGACGGTCTCGTTCCGACGCCGCACGGCGGGTGCTGTGGTGAAAGGTTTCGAGACGGTTTCGTTTGGGCCGTGGTTCGACGTTGAGGGTTGCGCCGTGAAGTACGGGGTTGCCGAGTCGGAGCAACAGTCCGCGACGCGTGACGAGGTGCTGCACAGCGCCGTGGTTTACGGGCCGCCGATGGACGAACCGTTGACGGAGTTCGACGAAGCACGACTACCTAACGATCCCGACGTGTACGCGGTGGATGGTCGCCCGGTGTCGTGGCCGCGCCCGTTCGCGGGCGGGGTTGTCGGCACGGAAATCCGTTTGAAGAGGGTGGCGGGATGACGGCCAAGATCAAGTTCAACAACAAGGCTTTCACGGAGTTGTTGAAGGGCGACGCTACCCGAACGGACTTGTTCGCGCGGGCCAAGAGGATTGCCGAGGCCGCCAATGCGAATGACTCGCGTGGCGGTGAGGGGTTCGCACCTTCTGTGCGGACGGGCAGCACTCGTGTGCGTTCTTCGGTGATCACGACCAACTGGGAAGCGCGGGTTGCTGAAGCTAAGCATCTGGCGCTGACGCGAGCAATTGACGCGGGCCGCGGCGGCGTGAGCCGTGGCGGCACCAACGAAGTCGAGTACGTCGATTACACCAACAAGGCCGGTAAGACGACCCGCATCACGGCTAAGCAGGCCGCCAATTACAGGCGGCGGTCTGGTGGCTAGTCTTCCCTCCGCGCTTCTCTGGCTGATCGAGTACCTGGACAACAACCTGACGGAGGAAGTGCGCGGCGAAGTGCCGCGCAACCGTCCAACGGTTTTTGTCATGGTCACAACCGCTGGCGGCGACGATCGCACGTCCGTTACGGCTGCGCCGCAACTGCTCGTCGAGTCGTGGGCTGACACGATCCTGAACGCTGAAGCGCTCGCGCGGAAAGTGGACGGGCTCGTGGGTGCAGCCCATGGCGTCACTATCGACGGCGTCTATTGCAAGGGTGCCCGCCGTTTCGGGCTGCCTTACGAATCCCCGGTCCCTGAATCCGACGCTGCCCGTTACCGGCAGCTCGTCTCTCTCACTTTCCGCAGAACGGAGTAAACCCATGACCCGCGTTACTTTCGCGGTTGACCACACGACACCGGGTGGTCGCTCGTACAAGCAGGGCAGCACGCACGAGGTAAACGCCGCTGATGCCCGCGAACTGATCCACATCGGCAGGGCAACGGACGCCGGCGAAGCGCCGGAACCGGAACCCGTCACCGAATCCAAGCCGAAGACCCGGAGCCGCGCGAAAGCGTCCCCCGAGGACACGGCGAACCCAGACGAATCCGCGTCGGCTGAGTCCGCCGCCCAGTCCAAGGAGGGCTGACCGTAATGACTACCAACAAGTCGAACGTCCGCATCTTTGGTGACCTTGGAACTGAAGTGTTCCTGGCGCCGAAGGGTTCCACCCTGCCGACCGCAGTAACGACCGACCCGACGACCCCGTTCGTGGGGATGGGCTGGCTCACGGAGGACGGTATCGAGGTTGACATCAACGTCGACATTTACAAGGCCAAAGGCATCGGTGGTGTGACGCTCCGAACGAAGGTCACCGGCACCGAACGCACGATCAAGTTCCAGTGCTCTGAGGACACCAAGGGCGTCCGTGACATGTACTACGGCATCACTGTCGCTGACACGATCAGCGGCACTACCCCGAACCAGGTCGCGAAAACCCAGATCCTTCCCGAGCGTCTGCCGACGATCCAGAAGGCCGCCGTGTTCAAGAACGTGGACGGTGCGATCACGGAGTTCCTGTGCTGCACGAACCTCGAAATCACGGACCGCGGCACCCTGTCGTACAAGGCGGACAAGGAAAAGATTTACGAGTTCACGGCTGAGTTGGTCGGGGATGTTTACATCCTGACGAACGACCCGGCGTTCATCTCGTAATGACTGCTGCGTGGCGGGGTCTGCTAACTCCCCCGCCACGCAGCCACCAAACCATTCACGAGTTAGCACACCCATGTCAAAAAAGGAGTTAGCACTCATGACTGCACAACGCACGGCCCGTAAGGAACTTTCCGAGGTCAAGCAGCCCGAGGACCACAAGCAGGCGATCCAGGACGTCACCGTTGAACTGCGCGGCGAGTCGTTCACGGTGAAGGGCAAGGCACTGAAGGACTACCGTCTGCTGCTGCTGCTGAACAAGATGGAGCAGAACGGCGCATACCTTCCCGAGGTCATGGAACGGATCCTGGGCCAGGAGCAGCACGAAAAGGTCATTGACCTGCTGTCCGACCCGGACGACAACGACTACGTGGACACCGAAGACGTCGGAAACTTCCTTCGGACCCTCATGGAAGAAGCCAAAGCAAAAAACTCCTGATCCTCGCCCACTACCTGACCCATTACCGGTCTGAACTGAACGCTGATTTGGGGCGGTTCTACGGGATCAGTTTGGACGACATGGACCCGGCCCGTGATAGGGGCCGGGTTTCCATCCGGACGGTCGCGGATTACGCCGCGCACATCCCGCGCGGCGGGGCGGTTGGGCAGGCAGTTGGTGGGGCTCTGGCGATCACGCAGGAAACGGACGCGCTCCGCGCCGTCGTGCACGCGCTGAACCTGCAGCTATGGCAGGCGGGCGGGTCCAAGGGCAACCAGCCGCAACCGATGCCATACCCGGAAGGCACGGCCGCGATGAAGGCCAAGCAGGACCGGATCCAAGAACGCGCGCGCCGGTTCCGGGAGAAACACAAAACAGAATAAGGGGTGCCTCGTGGCGTCTGAACTTGCGTCCATGTTCGTGTCGATCACCCCGAACATGTCGGGGTTCCGGACGTCGGTTCTGAAGGAACTGCGCGGGGTTGATAGCGACGCTGCCGGGGCTGGTAGCAGCTCCGGCAGCGCGTTCTCGGGGGCTTTTGGTAAGGCCATTGGTGGTATCGGTTCGGCTCTCGCGACGGCTTTGAAGGTCGGGACTGGGGCGGCGCTGGCCGGTATCGGCGCCGCTGGTGCGGTCGGTATCAAGACCGCTGCGCAGCTCGAGACGGCGAACATTGGTTTCACGACCATGCTCGGGTCCGGGGAAAAGGCGCAGGCGTTTCTGAAGGACTTGACGGACTTCGCGGCGAAGACCCCGTTCGAACTGCCGGGGCTGCAGAAGTCCGCTTCTCAGCTCGTGGCGACGGGTATCGCCACTGAGAAGGTCATCCCGATCATGACCACGCTCGGCAATATCACGTCCGGTATGGGCACCGGGTCCGAGGGCATCCAAAGGGCTGTCGTCGCTATCCAGCAGATGAACGCGGCGCAGAAGATCGGCGCTGAGGATCTGAACCAGCTCCGCGACGCGGGCGTGCCCGTGTACGAGCTGCTGGCTAAGGCCACGGGCAAGTCCACGAAGGAAGTTTCTGCGCTCGCGCAGGCCGGGAAGCTCGGCAAGAAAGAACTTGACCAGCTCATGGCAACCCTCGAATCGGGGGTTGGTCTGGAGCGGTTCAACGGGCTCATGGAAGCGCAGTCCCAGTCCCTGACTGGTTTGGCTTCCACCGCGAAGGACACCTTCCAGATCGGCATGGCTGGGGCTATCGCCCCGCTGATTCCCCTGCTGAAGGACGGCCTGGGCGGGGCTATCACGTGGATGTCCGACACGCTCATGCCGGGGATCCAGCACGGGTTGCAGGAAACCATCGGCTCCGTGATGTCCTTCGGGGCTGCTTGGCGGACGAACGACGGCGACATCACTTCTTCGGGGATGCCTGGGTTCTTTGAGCAGCTCGGTTACTGGTCGCATCAGGCTTTCGACGGGCTGGCGGGTGTTCTCACTCCGTTGCGGCCGATCTGGGACGCTTTCGTTTCGGCTGGCCGTGAACTGCTCCCCATTTTCCAGCCACTCGCCCCGCAGGTAGTGGCCGTGGTGCAGGCGTTTTCTCCTTTCCACATCGTCATGCAGGCGTTGTTGGGGGTTCTCCCGAACCTGGCCCCGATCGTTGTGACCCTCGCTGAGGGATTCGCGAATCTGGTTTCCGGTGGTTTGGCTGTGGTTCTCCCGGTCGCGCGGGAGTTCGGCAACTTCACCCGCGACGTGATCGTCCCGGCTGTTTCCGGGCTGACGGGTTACCTGGCTGAGAACAAGGACGTGACGCTGCTGCTCGCGGCGGCCATTGGCGGGATCGTGGTCGGCATCAAGCTTTACCACGCCACGTTGGCTGTTGTCGCGTCGGTTACGGCAGCTTACCGGGCCGGTGTGGCTCTGTTGACGGCCGTGCAGGTGGGCCATAACGCGGCGTTGGGGATTTCCACGGCGTTGACGCAGGCGCAGGCAGCGGCGACCGCTAAGGGAACCGTCGGTTTCGTGGCGATGAAAGTCGCGCAGATCGGGACCACGATCGCGACGCAGACCGCGGCGGCGGCTCAGTGGCTGTGGAACGCGGCGCTGTCCGCGAACCCGATCAGCCTGATCATCATCGCGATTGCCGCGCTCGTCGCCGGGCTTATCTGGTTCTTCACCCAAACGGAACTGGGCCGCGAAATCTGGGCCAACGTGTGGGGGTTCATCCAGACACTCGTGGCCGGGTTCGTGGACTGGTGGACGAACACTTTCGTGCCGGCCCTGAACGTGGGGGTGCAGGCCGTCGGGTCGTTCTTCACTTGGCTGTGGGAAAACGGGATCAAACCCCCGGTTGACGCTATCGGCACGATCATCACATGGCTTTGGCAGACCATCATCGTCCCGGCCTTTCAGGCGTGGACGACGATCATCGGCGGGTTCATCGCTTTCTTCCAAGCAATCGGCGAAATCATCGTGGCCGTCATCCAGCAGTGGATCGGCCCCATGTTCGTTTGGTTGTGGGAGCAGGTCATCGTTCCCGCTTGGAACGGGATCATGGCGATCATCGGCGCCGCGTGGGACTGGATCAACACGAACGTGTTTATCCCGATCGGTATCGCGATCGACGTCATGGGTCAGGCGTGGAACTGGTACTGGAACCAGGTCATCGTTCCGGTGTGGAACGGCATCATGTCGGCTATTGGGGCGGCGTGGAACTGGATCGACACGAACGTTTTCAAGCCTATCGGTGTTGGGGTGGACCTGCTCGGGCGGGGCTTCAGCATCTTCTGGCACGACGTGGTCGAGCCGGTATGGCAGGGCATCCAGGACGCAATTGGTGGGGTCTGGAACTGGATCCGTGACAACGTGTTTACGCCGATCACGGACTTTGTTCAGAAGACCATCCCGACGGCGTTCGAGGCCGGTAAGGACGCAATCGGTCGGGCTTGGGATCTGATCGCTGGCATTGTGAAGAAGCCGATCGAGTTCGTTGTGAACACGATCATCAACGACGGCATCATTGGTGCTATCAACACCGTGCGCGGATGGTTCCAACTCGAACCGCTCGGCAAAGTGGCACTGCCCGCTGGCTGGGGTTCCTACGCGGTTGGCGGCTACACCGGTGAGGGCGGCAAGTACCAGCCTGCCGGTATCGTCCACGCGGGCGAAGTTGTGTGGTCCCAAGAGGACATCGCCCGTTGGGGCGGCGTCTCCGTGGTCGAGGCTCTGCGTAACGCGAAGGGCTACGCAGGCGGCGGCCTTGTGTCGCCGCTGGCGCAGTTCGTCATCTCGCAGGGCTTCTCGGGCATCAACGGACACAACGGCATTGACATGGCGGCCCCTACGGGCGCGCCTATCCATGCTGCTGGTCCGGGTGTGATTTCGTTCGCTGGCTGGTCCGGTTACGGCGGCGGCAACGAAACCCACATCGACCACCCGAACGGGCTGCAGACGTGGTACGCGCACCAGTCCGGGTTCGCCGTTTCGGGCGGATCCGTGGCTCAGGGGCAGACCATCGGCTACGTCGGAGCTACCGGCCTCGCTACCGGCCCGCACCTGCACTACATGGTGTTGGATGGTGGCTGGCCGAACGTCCTCGACCCAACCCCGTACCTTACGGGTGGCGGGGCTCCGGGAACGGGCCAGGGCGGCGGGTTCATCAACCCCTTGGCTGGTTTGCTGGACGGGTTCCTGAACTCGGTGAAGGGCGCGTTCCCGGACGCTGGGCCGATGCTCGAAGTCGCTGTTGGGGCCGTGAAGATGGTCTTCGACGACGCCATGAAGTATGTCACGGAACTGTTCACCGGACGGACGGACCCGCAGGGACCGAAGGGCCGGACCGCTGCCGCGCCGTACACCTTGTACGACGGGGGCGGCTGGTTGCCGTCCATGGCCGAGCCGCAGTTGGTGCAGCATCGCAAGCAGTCCCCTGACGCTGTCCTCACGGACCGGCAGTGGGATGCGGTGTACAGCACCAGCCAAGCCGTCCAGGGCGGCGGCGGCGCGCCTACTGCGGACGCCCTGCGGGAAGTTCTCGAAGGCGCGCAGCTCGAACTCGTTGGGGTGAACACTCTGACGAACGCCGTCGCAGCACGAATCAGGTTCGAACGCTCTAGGAGGTTGTAAGTTGGCTGTCTCTGTGCGCGCTTCGGCTGGGTTCGTGGCGAACAACTCGGGCGGGACCGTGACTATCAACTGGCCCGCCGGGACGGTGGCCGGGGATCTTGCTGTCGCTGAAATCGACAACGCACGCCCCTCCCCTCCCGGCACTGGCTGGTTGACGGTCGCGAAGAACGTCTACGCGAAAGTCGTCACCGCCGCGGACCTCACCGCGGGCTCATTTCAGGTGAAGTCCACCCTTTACGGGCTGGTGGTGTTCGCGAACGCCGCTAAAACCGGGCGCGTGACCTACCAGAACGGCGTCCGAATCGACACGGGCGGCGCAGCAATGTTCCTCGCCTGGTCGGACTCGTACGACAACGTCTCCGAAATGGGTTCCCCGACCGGGCAAATCGGTTCGATCGTGAAGGACTTCCGGAACGCATGGTCGTCCATGGCTGTCCGCACCGGGCAACCGGCGGGTTATGTGCAGTCCACGGCTTCCCCACCGCACAGCATTTCCGTGGAGATTATCGCGACGGCCGCACCGCCGGCGCCTTTGCTGTCCGCGCCTGCCGCTGGGCAGGAAGTGGAACGCACGGCACCGATCACGCTTGTCTGGTCCCATCAGGGGCAGGGCACGCAGGAAGCCTACCGCGTGTCCGTGCGCGCGGTAGGTGCAGGATCTTGGTCTTACCTGACGTCCACGGGCACGTTGTCGGGGACGTTGCAGACCATCGCCGGTTCGGCGCAGTCCGCGACGATCAACGCTTCAACGCTCACGGCCGGGCAGGCTTACGAGTGGCAGGTTGCAACGCAGGAGAACGGTTCGTTCTCCTCGTATTCGTCAACCCGTCAGTTCTCCCCGCAGAACCTCCCGTCGGTCACTTCGGTCACGCCGTCGGTGACGGCCGGGCAACTGGCCGGCACGGTGTCGTGGGCTGTCACGGTCACGGCCGGGACAGCGTCGGCGTGGCAACTGGCGATAACCCCGTCCTCGCAGACCGCACCGGACTCCCCCATGTATTTGACGCCGATCACGGCGGGCTCGTCTACGACGACGTCGATCCCGGTCCTTGGCTGGACGAACGGGTCTTCGTACAAGGCGTGGGTCAAGGTGCAGCAGTCCGGCGGGCTGTGGTCCCCGTGGACTTCGGGGACGTTTACGGTTTCGTGGACACCGCCTACGGCACCGTCAGGGGTTGCTGGGACCGACTCCCGGCCCATGCAGGCGTCCGTTACGGGCGTCCCCGCTGGCAGGGACGTGGAAGCTCAGTGGTCCGTTGACGGCGGATCGACGTGGACGGCTCTCGGGTATCAGGTGGCACCGGGTACGACGGCGGTCTTCCAGCACCCGCTGGCACCGTTCGGTGTGCCGGTGACGTTCCGTGCCAGGTCCCTGGATATCGTTTCCGGAGTCGGGATCCCGTCCTCGTGGACGGTTTCCGGTTCCTCGACGACGTCCACTGACGACGGCTCGTATTTCGTCGGCGACGACGGCACATGGCTGGCGGTCACGGTCGTTGACGCCGGAGCGGTCGAATACGTCCAGGGCGTGCAGGTGTCCTACGGGATGGGCGCTGACGGGGCGCAGGTAGACCGCGGCCCCGTACAAGGCGCGAGGGGTTCTTTGGTGCTCGACACGGGCACGAAAGAGGACGCCGCCGCGCTCGTGAACTGGATCACCACCGCTGAAGTGTGGACCCACCGCCCGCACCCCGAAACCGGGGACAACGCCACGGACCGCGACGCGGGGCTGATGCGCATGTCACCCGCGAAACCAGTCACCGCTGCCCGTCCTGTTCAAGCACTGATCGAAGACCGTCACGTGTCGTTCGACTGGGTCGAAAGGTAAACCATGCCCATTACGGCAACTGACATCAAGATCCGTTTGTCGGTCACGACGGGGTCGGCGGGGAACACGTCCACGTCGTCCGGTCCGGCGTCGTTGGGGAAGTACATTTCCACAACGGACGTCCCGACCGGGAACAACCAATGGTTCAGCACGATCAGCGGCGTGGACAACGCCGGGTCCGTGGTGACGTACCGGTGTTTCTTCGTGTACAACGCGCACGCAACCCTGACACTCACGTCCGCGGTTGTGTGGTTGTCCGGCGGTGACCCTGCCGGGGGGCCGTGGTGACCTTGGCCGTGGACTCCACAGCCATATCCGCTGTGGGTTCCTCGTCCGCTCAGGCCCTCACAGCGGCGTCGGAAACCGCCCCCGGTGGTTCAGTGACGGGGCTGTCCTATTCGGCGCCCACGTCGTCCGGTGCTGGCCTGTCGCTGGGCAACATCGGCCCCGGCCAGGTCCGGGCCGTGTGGGTGAAACGCGCCGCGCAGAACTCCACCGCCGTAAACGAGACGGTGACGCTGGCGGTCACGGGCTCCACCATCGCATAAGGAGGGGCCGCGTGGCCGTTTCGTTTGTCACGTCGTCCGCGTCGTCCTACTCCGGCACTTCGTCGCCGCGGTCCGCTTCGGCTGTCACCGTGCAGACCGGGGACGTGCTCGTCGTCGTCGGTGGCGGTTCGGACGGCACCACCCTGAACACTCCAACGTCCACGGGGGCTTCCCTGTCCTCGTGGACGCTGCAGCGTTCCTACTCCGTGGGCACGTCCTACGGAACCATTTACTTGTGGACGGCGTCCGCGAACGCCTCCGGATCCGTGACCGTTTCCGCTTCCCGTAACTCGGGCGGCACGAACACGAACTACGGTTTCACGGTCCTGCTGTACCGGGGCGTGGACCAAATAGGTTCGTCCACTGTCGGGAACAGCTCGTCCGGATCCCCGGCCATGAACCTGGCCGTGTCGCAGAACTCCCACGTCGTGTTCGGGGCCACGGACTTCAACCCGGCGTCCGGAACAGAAAACTATCTGGGCAACGGCGACGCCGTCACCGACGTCACGTCGAACAACCGGTTCTACGTGGGCAAGTACGACGCGCAGAACGCGGGGACGGGCACGTTCGGCTTGTCGTCCCCGTCCGGGCAGAAGTGGGCGGCTGTCCTCCTCGAACTGGAAGAAATTCAGGAGGTCTCAACCACCCGGAACGTGTCCTGGGACGTGCAACAACTCGTCACCGCGACAAGGGCGGTCACGTACGACGTCGCCATTCAGCAGGTCACGGCCACGCGCGCGGTCGCGTGGGACGTTCTCGGCAGGGTCCAAGTAACCCGCGCGGTTTCGTGGAGCATCGCATGGTTGGGGACGTGGCGGGAAATCGTCAACACCCCCGAATGGTTGGGCATGGTGTCGGCGAAGTCCCGGACCGTCACGTCCCGCGCTGAACTGGTGGACGGCAACGGGAACTTCGTCCAAGATCTTGTGTTCGACACAGCCAACATCGAGTACCGGGGCGAGACAGCGGAAGCTTGGGGCGGCTCGGTGTCGTTCAAGGATCCGGATATGGTTCCGCGCGCCCCGTCGGACAAGCTCGACCCCCGAGCCGGTTACCGTGTCAGGTTTTGGTGGCGGATCCTGTCCGAAGGGCAGTGGTTCGAAGTGCCGGTGGGCACGATGATCCTGGACGACCCGAAGATCAGCGACGATATGGATTCGTTCGGGATCACGGTAACCGCGAGGGACATCCTGTCCGTGGTTCGCCGGACCGGGTACGGGCAGGAGAACATCCCTGTCGGTGGGCTCACAGTGGATGTGGCGATCAAGAAGCTGTTCGCCGCCGTCGCCCCGTGGGTGACCGTGAAAGTGCCGCCGACGACCATTGTCCTCCCGGACGCTTACCAGCTTGGCCTGGACAACGCCGACCCCGGCAAGGACTGGACGAAACTCGCTGACCTGGCTGGCTGGGTGGTCCGCACGGACCGTATGGGCACGGTCCTGGTGGGGCCGCAGGAAGCGCGGGCGTGGATCGTCGCGGACTGGCAGGAGGGCGCGAACTGCCCGGTCATTTCCATGAGCCGCGGCATCACGTCGTCGCAAATGTTCAACCGGGTGCTTGTCCGGTCCACGGCGCAGGACGCCGTGGGGGTGTGGGCTGTCGCTGAAGACGACGATCCCGGTTCCCCGACGTGGGTCGGCCGGTGGGGTCCGTTCACGAAGGTGATCGAGTCTGACGCGGTGAAGACCACCGAAGCGGCGCAGCAAATGGCGTCCATGCAGCTCGGGCGTTTCCTGCGCCCGACTGAGTCGGTGGATGTGACCGTGCCGCAACGCCCCGACCTTGAATACCGGGACCAGATCGCTTTGGCCCGGCAACGCTCCGGCGTGGGCGGCGTGTTCATGGTCTCCGGCTGGTCTTTGCGGCTCGGGCCGGCGGATAAGGGGCCGGAGTCTATGACCGTGACCATGATGACAAGGAGCTTGGATTGAGCGACGACCTTAGCGAAGCGGAGCTGTTGGCGCAGGAGTTGAACGACACCAGCACCAACACCGGCCGCATGGTGAACGGGACGATCGTCGCGCGTGACGGGAACGTGGTCACTGTCGATATTGGTGGGGAGACCCTGAACGCCTATTCGGGTACGACGGCTGGTCTCCCCACGGGCACGACGGTGCAGGTTGCCGTGCAGGAGGGCACGGCGTCGGTGGTGCAGGTCATTGACGGACCGTCCGGAGGGGTGCCGGTCGGGTTCCTCGGGCAGTGGCCGACGGCGACGCCCCCGGCTGGGTGGCTGATCTGTAACGGCGGCACGTTCTCCGCTACTGATTACCCGGACCTGAACGCCGTACTTGGTGGTAATACGCTCCCGGATTTCCGGGACCGGTCGCCGGTCGGCGCTTCCGGGACGAAGTCCGTCACGACGACGGGCGGCGCCGCTTCGATCACTCTTACGACTTCGCAGATGCCCTCGCATGTGCACGCGCACCCGCACAACCACGCAACGGGCATGGCTATCGGCACGATCCGGGAAGGCACGTCCGCTTCGACGCCGTCGATCATGTACCCGACGGCGGGCGGCACGAACACCGGCCCCGAGTCACCAACGAACACGAACAGCGCCGGGTCCGGCTCGTCAGTGAACGTCCAAAACCCGTACTTCACCGTGAATTTCATCATCTACGCCGGGGCAATTGCGGCCTGAAGGAGAACCGCAATGGACTTCCCGATCCCCGATTGGGCCGTGAACCTGTCCCCCTGGGCGTTGGTTGTCAGCTTGGTCATCATGCTTGCGCGGGGCACCCTGACCCGTCCGCACACGGACCGCGTCGAGGCGGACGCTGATAAGCGCATCGCCGAGGCGAAAGAAGCCAACGACAAGCTCCTGAAAGCGAAGGACGAAGCCCACGCGGCCGCCCTGGCGGCGAAAGACGCGACGGTCGCGGAACAGAAAGAGACGATCACCTACCTGCGCGGGGTTGTGAAAACCCTCACCGAAGCGGTCGAAACGATCGCGGAAACTCAGGAAGAGCAGAACAAAACCACGGACATCGTGAAAACCGTGATGCAGACCCTCCAAGCCAACGCAGCCAAACCAAAAGACCCCACGGGTCCGCTGCAGAAGGTGAAGGCGTCACCATGACGACCGAGAAACCAAACCGGGAAGACCTCGAACAGGCGGAACGCGCGCGTAAGGCGCTGGAAACCTCACAGCTTCACCTTGTCCGGGCTAAGAGCCTCGCCAAGGACATTGACCGTATCAAGCGCGTGAACGGTATCGCCGCGGCGCTGAACCGACGTTTGGGGACGACACGATGAACATCGAGCAACTGATCATCCTGGTTCTTACCGTGGCGGCTGCTGGTGGGGCGACGGCCGCGGCTGTTGCCTATATCAAGTTGGCCCCGTGGTGGGAGTCGTGGATCGGGCGCATGTACCTTGCGCTGCTGGTTGTCCTGGCTGCCCTGTTGTGGTTGCTGGTGATCAACCGGGCACTGAACGGTGACGTCACCAGGACGGCGTGGATCTTCCTCGCCCTGATGCTGGCCGTGACTCTCTGGGGGAACTTCTTCACGATCATCCACACCCAACGCCAAGCCAACCCCGAGGAAGACGAGCCATGAGCTACTGCTGGCCTTTAGATGCATCCGTCCCGATCAGTATCGTCTACGGCATTGTGCGGGACTTCGGGTCTTCCCCGAACGACGGCATCAACCCTGCAGGCGGCCACACGGGCAACGACTACGCCGCGAACATTGGAACCCCCGTCCGGGCGCCCGGTGACGGGGTGATCGCGTTCGAGGGCTGGATCCAGGGCGCCTACTACCAGAACCCGTGGTGGTTGGACGGTAAGGGCGGCATCGTCTGCGTGCTGGACTGCGGCGACACGGAACCGACGTTCATCATGGGGCACCTTTCCCGCACGGTCGTGGACAAGGGACAGCGGGTGAAGAAGGGCGACATCATCGCCTACACCGGCAACACCACCACCCTCGCGGGTGGCGTGGGCGCGCACCTGCACTTCGAAGCTCTCCCGCCCGGTTACATCCTGAACGGCCCCACCTACGGGCGGGTGAACCCGAACCGGTACTGCAAGGAGTATTGGACGGGCACGATCGCCCCGCAAGGTGACGTGAAGCCTTCCGCTCCGGCCACCGGCCCGGTGTTCGGGATCGACGTTTCCATGTACCAGAAGGGCATCAACATTGCGGCTACCGGTGCGCGTTGGGTTGCTGTCAAGGCTACGGAGGGCATCGGCTGGGCGGACCCGGCTTACGCGTCGAACGTGGCCGCTGCCCGCGCCGCCGGGATCCCCGTCTACCACTACCACTTCGCCCGTCCGGTCCCGGAGAACGATCCGCTGGTTGAGGCTGACTCGTTCGTGAAGACCGTCCAAGCCCGGCTGAAACCGGGTGACGGGGCGGTCCTCGACTGGGAAGCGGAGAACCCGCAGAACACCGGCTGGGCGAAGAAGTGGCTTGACGCGGTCGGTTCCCGGCTGGGCGTGGACACGTGGATCTACATGAACACGGCCACGGCGAAGGCTTACGACTGGTCCGCGGTGCAGAAGGGGTATCCGCTGTGGCTGGCCGATTACGGGCCGAACACTGACAAGGGGTTCGGGACATCCCGGACCCTTCCGCTTGTGCCTGGCTGGTCGATCGCTGCTTGGCAGTACAGCAGCGTGGGCCGTCTTCCGGGTTACTCCGGTGACCTTGACCTGAACATCGTCTACAAGCAAGGAACTGACATGGCACTCACGGATGCCGATATCAAGAAACTGTTGAACTCCCCCGCCTATGACGACGGGCCGTCCATTTCGCAGGTGCTGAAGGACTTGCACCTGTCGATCGACCCCGGCGAGTCGGGGAAGCGGAACGCGGGCGTAGTGTACTCGGGGCTTGCGCAGCTCTCCGCGCAGCTCGGCGTCGTCGCGGACAAGGCCGGGGTTACCCCGGAGGACATGGCGAAGGCCGTCGCTGATCAGCTTGCAAGCGGGTTCACCGTGAACCTGAACGTAGAGAAAAAGGAAGAACCGAAATGATCATCAAAGACCCCGCAATCCGGGCATGGATCTATGGCATCTTCGCCGCGGGCGCCGCTGTTGCGGTTGTCTACGGTCTGGTGACCAATGAGCAGGTCACGGTGTGGCTGGCTCTCGTGGCCGCTGTTCTCGGCAACGGCCTTGCCCTGGCGAACGTCGATAAGCCGGGGAAGCACGAAGCAGAGTGAGGGTGGAGACGTTCACTGACGGGAAGCTCCGCGAACAGTGGGACGACACGTCCCGCACGTATACGGCGTGGGGGGACGACGGTGAAATAAGCGAAGCGAGACCGTACACGGAGGCCGAGAACACGGACGCGGACGCGCGCCTGACGGACGCGACAGCGAAGGCAACCACACAGGCTGACTTGCTGTCGAAGATGCAGACGGCGCTGGCGGGGAACGTGGAGTTCTTGAACCTCGCGGCCCCGACGCAGGCGCAGTCCTTGGCGCAGATCAAGGCGTTGACCCGTCAGGTGAACGCGGCCATGCGGTATCTGACGAACAACCTTGATTCGACGGCGGGCACCTAACCAAAATAGGCAAGACCTCTTGACTTGCACAGTCTAGAACACTAGACTAAAGTCATGATCAAGCGGCAGGAACTCATGAAGAAACTCGCACGAGTCGCCAAGGAACGCGGCGAGGAACTCACCCTCAAAGAGGGCGGGAACCACACCAAAGTCCAAATCGGCACCGCCCGGACGGTAGTCCCACGGCACCGCGAGATTGATAATGAACTTGCCAAGGAAATCATGAAGCAGATCGGAGAGAAGCGGTGAAGCTCACGGCAACCGCCCGCAGGGGCGAACGCTTTTGGGTGGTGACGGTCCCCGAAATTCAGGGGCTCGTCACGCAGGCCCGCCGCCTGGACCAGGTCGAAGAAATGGTGCTGGACGCCGCCGAACTGCTCACGGACCGGCCACAGTCGGACTTCGAAGTGGTTGTGGTCCCGGAGTTCGAGGGCGAGACGTGCTTGATCATCAACCGGGCACTAGCCAAGGCGCAGGAAGCCAAGGAAGCGCAGGCGGCCGCGTCTGCTGCGACAAGGTCCGCTGCGGCGACGCTCGCTGATGCGGGGTTGCCGCTCCGCGATATCGGGGAAGTGTTGCACGTTTCCCACCAGCGCGCCGCGCAACTGTTGGCGTAGATCGTAAACAGAAATAGCCCCCTCCGGCCCCCCAGCGGCCCGGAGGGGGCTATTTCCGCGTCTAGTGGCCGGTTACTGCTTCGCGGCCTTCGTGAACGGCCCAGCGGTCCCTGACGCCGCGTCCACCCGCACAAAACCGGACGGTGTGGGGGTGGTGGACATCAACCACACGGTAACCCGCTCCCCCGCCTGCGCGGACGCTTTCTGCGCGTTCGACCATGTCACGTACCGGCGCTGCACGTCGGAGGTCATGCCGGACGTTTGGACGGTATTCGTCACCACCGGCAGGGACTTGTATTCGACCCGTTTACCGTCCGGGGTGGACAGGCCAACGACGTTGAGGACGGCGGCGTCCTGGCCCTTGCGGTTGTCGAGGTCGGCTTTGATCCACGAGCCGGGGGTTACGCCGGCGGACTGCAGCACGGCGATGGTTTCAGCGTCCGGCCCGGCGCTGTCGGGGACTTCCATTAGGACGGTGGCGCCTTTGATGCCGACCATGTACGTGCCAGGTCCGGAGGGTTCTGGGGTGGGTGTGGTGCCGTCGCCTGTGGGCGGGGCCGTGTAGTCGTTGGGTGGGCTGCTCGCGGCGGTCGTCGGCGTTGACGCGCAGCCGGTGAGTAGAAGAACGGCGAGAGCGAGGATAGCGAGAGCTTTCAT